GGTTCGACTCCGGGACGCGCCTCCAATTTACACCCTGCCCGGGTGGTGAAATCGGTAGACACAAGGGATTTAAAATCCCTCGGCTTATGGCTGTGCGGGTTCAAGTCCCGCCCCGGGCACCATATTTCAAGCTGTGAAAAACCAAATAAAATCAAAGCAATATGTTGTAATGTCGTAACCGCCCAAGGGCGGTTTTTTTGTGCCTGCGATTTGGTTCCTAATATCGATTCCTAATATCAGATGCTTTTCTTTTGGCCGCCAACTACCGGCACTACAACGACCTTGCGGTCATAAGCTGCCGTTTGCTCAACATTTTTATGGCCTGTAATTGCCCGCTTCTCGTATAAATCCCCATCAAGATCGGATACACCTTTGGCTTTCAAATCATGAAAGGTGAAATCGAAAAGGAGCTCCGGGAATTTAATCCGGGCTTCTTCGCGCGCCGCTCTCCAGCGACTATTAAAACCGTCGCGCGTATAACCAGAACCGTTTGGCTGGTGGATGATGAAAATACTACTCATACCTGGCTTGAGGCTTAACCCTGATGCCATGTTAATTACAGAAGTGAGGCGAGGGGACCACCCTTTGATTTGGGCGACGCTGGTTTTACTCTGTTTAATCAAAATGCCGTCTTCAACAATTTGACTTTTTTTCATCGAAAGGACATCTGACTGTCTTGCGCAGCATAAGTAAGCTAATTCCATAGCAATTTTAACAATATCCGGCGCACAGGAATATACCGCTTGATATTCCGCATCTGTAACATAACGGTCGCGGGCCTCCTCCTTGTATTTCTTTACACCTTTGGTGGGATTTCCCTTTACCATTCCCCGTTCATATCCCCAACGGTACATTCTTGACATAAAAGCTTTTTCGCGGTTGGCCTGAACGCGGCTTTTAAGTCCGCGCTTGTCCATATATTTTCGGACGTGCTCAGGTTTGATTGCATCAGATGGCATTGCACCAAAAACTGAAAGCACGTTTTTCGAATACTTCAGGTAATCCTTCTGTGTTTCACGCGCCAATTCAAAAAAATCGGCTGACTTGAAGAAACGATCTGCCAAAGACGCCAAAAGTTTGTCATCGGGTATTTCGTTAATGAGCGCCTCATATGCCGCCCACACCTTTGACTGAGGTGAATCAAGATTGCATAGGCGTATGGCACCACCGTTTTTCGGGTGGAACTCATACGCTGATCTGCCGCGATAAACACGCGGCGGCATCCATGCATCTTCTGTATTTTCTCTTGTTCTAGCCATTAATCTAACGCGCCGAAGTTTGGTTCATGGTTTTCCTGTTCAGCAACTTTGCGATGTGTAATCGGGTCGTTAAAGTGCTGCCAGGTCGTTCTTGGCCTGCCGTCACGCCGAACCACAAAAAATATGCCTGCTTGCTTCAGGCAATGGCACTGCTTTGACGGAATTTTGTAGCCTGTAATTTTTTCGATATCAGCATCAGAAATTATGTCGTTCTGCATCAGCACATATCCTCCACGCGTTACCTGCTGCAACAGGTTTGATTACTGTGACATGTCACAGCGTTAATTTGGTCTCATGCCAGCCGCGATTAGCCCAACATGCTGCTTCACCTTTGCATGGGCAATCCTGCACCGGCAGCTGATCGCCACACTTATCACACTGCCGCTTACTGATTACCCGAATACGGCCACGCACACGCGCATCATCCTGGCGAATCAGCAGCGCGATGTACTCAGCTGCATCATAGGGTTCGCGACCGGGGCGACGAGCGGCACAGTTGTGGGCCAGCATTGCTAACTCCTGACTATCCAGAACCAACTCCAGTTTCTGCTCACCGGCAGCGGCCTGACGTGCACGTTGCGCCGCTTTGCGTTCTGCTGCTGACATGCTCATCGTGATGATCCTATATCTGCACTATCCTTAAACAGGAGGTGCTTATGTGTGGACGATTCGCGCAGTACAGCAGTAGAGATGAATACTTTGAGTCGTTCGGCTTGAAGGCTGACGAAATCCAATATGATCCAGAACCTATAGGGCGTTTTAACGTCGCACCCGGCACGAAGGTGCTTTTGCTTAATGAACGTGACGAAGAGCTTCACCTCGACCCGGTAATTTGGAGCTATGGTCCAGAATGGTGGGATAAGCAGCCTCTCATTAATGCGCGAGGAGAAACTGCTGCAACCGGTCGCATGTTCAAACCGTTGTGGAATCATGGGCGGGCCATCGTTCCGGCTGATGGTTGGTTTGAATGGAAGAAGGAGGCCGACAAAAAGCAGCCTTATTTCATCTACCATAAGAAAAACCAGCCACTTTTTTTCGCCGCAATTGGCAAAGCACCTTACGATAAAGACCACGGACACGAAGGGTTTGTCATCGTGACGGCAGCAAGTAATAAAGGCATGGTCGATATTCATGATCGAAGACCGCTGGTTCTGAGAGCCGATGCTGTCCGGGAGTGGCTCAGTGCTGACACCACACCCGAACGCGCGCAGGAAATCGCGCATGATGCGGCGTTGCCTGAAAAAGACTTCACCTGGCATCCAGTTTCCAGAAAGGTAGGCAATATTCATAATCAGGGTTCCGAGCTGGTGGAGGAGATAGACGATCCGGTAATTTGATAGATGTTGCGCTGTCCAGCGCTCATCAGTATTTTCTCTCTGTAGCTAGTGCTCGTGAATCACGCCATGCGGAGTAAGAGCGGCCAGCAATGTTGATGCGTTTTAGCTTTAGCTGGTGGCGTGGCGACTTCATATTGAGATAATCAAAGCCGGTGCGTCCCAGCTTATGAAGTTTGAACATAGTTACTCTTCCAAACCGATTAAATCAGGACTGTTGCTGCTGCCATCAACACCATGAAAGACTCTTGCCTGCATGCCTTGTCTATAACCCATATGCGCGACCATGGAAGACTTACTGGATTTGGCATCACGGGTTTTAGCTGACTTAAGTCCATCGCTGCTAAGCTTTTCACCGTAATCATCCATCTTGGTTTGCTGCTCTTCGCTAATGACCAGCTCCTTCACTGCGTGGTAGGCTCCGGATGCCCAACCTTCGCAGAATTGGTCCGCGAGGGAAGCTTTACGTTTAGGCGGCAAATGACCACAGTGACTAGCCTGAAATTCTTTTCTGGCCTGCTTAATTTGGCGCGTTAAAACATCGAAGATATAAGCTGCCGCGACGTCCCTACCATCTAACCCATAGAACTTAACGACACGCTTATAGTTGAAGCTTTGCGTGGCTCTCCAGCTCACCAGGCATTTAACGGCAAACGCCTTTTCGATTGTCGCGGTAAGGAAAACCATATAACGGGGGAGCTTTTCAGCATTGCTCGGAGAGCTTTTGCTTTCGCTGGTACCGATCTCTGCAAAAACAACTTCAGATTCACTCAGCCCATGCTCACGCATGAACGCCTGAGCTTTGGAAAGAGCGTTCGCTGCTTCGGCAGGGCTGCTTGTGTTTTCAGCCAAGCGCATGAGTTTCTTAATCTTGGCTAAGTATTTCTTCTTATTAGAATCTCCCATCACTCACCATCCTTAGAAGCGCGAAGTTGGGCGGCGATAGCGGCCAATCCATCGTGCAATTCAATGGCACCGTTAGAACGCAATTCAGCATGCTCATAACTGATGTCGATAGCGTCCATGACACAATCGGTGTCGCAGCATGGGCTGCATGAATCCAGTGCGTTTGAGATGGCCTGAGCCCGCACCTCGTTGAGGATGACGTCAGTGGCTGGGGTTTCGGGCTTACTGATGCCAGCGCATGTGTACACACCAGTCCGCTTGCTCTCTACATAGCATTCACCATCGATGTAATTTTTCAGTGCCAGATTTTCGGCTGTCAGCACATCAGAAAGAACAGTAATCACATCAAGACGGGTAGCCAGGTCTGAGACCAGCTTTGCGATTTCAGTAAGTGGCGCATCTGCGCCCTGTGCTTTAGCTAATGCGTGACCAGCTGCCACGAGTTCTTTGTTAGTCATGCTGGTGGCCCTCAGTGAACGGTACGGCTTGCGCTGTTGAGGCGCTCGGCAGCTTTCTGAGCTGCGATTGGGTTACTGATCACTGAGCCGTCCGGCATAATCCAGCCGGCTAAAATGATGCTGTAGGGCAGGGTGACAATGCCCACGGTGATATGGTCCTTCGAATGCTGCATACATCCTCCACGCTTTTTTGGTTGCGGGAATCCCTTGCCATTGCTGGCAATAAATTACTGAGGGATTCATTTAATTGGCTGACAGGTTCTGCAAAACCTGTAGCCTCGTTACTCCACGTTGAAAGGTATTGCGGTGCCGGGTGCCTCCCGGAGCTCTGGCTGAACTGGCAAGAACCAGAGCGGGTATAGACTTAGAGCCTCAACCGATCGCGTAATCGTTTGGGCCAGTTCACCACACTCGCACTTGGTGCCATCACCACAATGGTTGAGAGCGCTGCGTAACCTGGCACCGATCTGGCCGCAGCGAGGTTAAAGCATTGTCGCGTGCTGAGTGACTTCTATGTGCGTTCCATCCAGCGCTCTCACCATTGTGTGCCGGTTACGTGTCCGGCGACCCGTCTGCTCCAACCTATGAAGGAGCACGTAGCCCGATGTTGTTGCAATGGCTGGTGACAATTCCAGCTCAGTGGCGCGGTGTTTTCTATCGTAGCCGCCCGGTCCATCCGCGTTAGATCAGTCCGTATGCTCGCTTAGAACGTTTCGCCTGCTTATCAATCTCAACCGTTTGACGGTCATCACCCGTCATTCACCACAACGTTGAGAGCACTTAACGCCTCTGTGACGCGGCTCGGTGCGCCCGTCAAATGCTCTCATCGTTGTGAAAAAGTGGCGGTTAAACCGGTCGAACACTATCTTCCCTCTCCTGATAGGGTTGAAAGCCCCGGAGAAACCGCCCAAACACTCAACGTTTAAAACACAGCCTTGTATTCCACATCCACTTCACAGCATTCGAACGTCATGACACCGGTATCTGCATCACAGATGAGTTCGGCATCAGGGAAGAGGTACAGGAAGGTGATCAAGTCCCGTAAGCTGGTGTCGGCCATTTGCTTGATCATCTTCACTGCGGCTACCTCATGGATACATCCGATGGGTTAAATATACTTGCGAGTATATTAAGTGTAAATACTCAAAGGTAAACAAATTGTACGCACAGGTATATGGATATGAATTAAAAGAGAATTTATTTATCGGCGAGATATTGAGGGCATTAAAAACCCGGTCAAGACCGGGTTGGAGGGGACTGATGATGGTTAAGGTAGGTTGGTGACTTTAGCATCCACTACAACCCCTATTATCCGACAATTACCGTTAATTTCAGTCATAGGGTACTGAGGATTCAACGGCTTAAGAAATTTTCGACCTGCATCAATGACCAATTTCTTAAAGGTGGCTTCGTTCTCACTATCAAGCTTTGCGACTACAAGCTTGCCATTTCTGGCTTCAACCTCTGGATCAATCAGAATTGCCATGCCTTCGGGGATACTTAGCCCAGCCGGCGCTGTCATGGAATCACCTTTAACGTCTAGCCAGAATGAGCTCTCAGAGCAATCAACAGTTGTTTCATACCAACGGTCGATACTTTTACGGTGATAGGGTTCTACAGCTTCCATCCATTGTCCTGCACTAACCCAGCTGATCACTGGAAAGTTTCCCTTGGGCTCGTTCGGGCCTGCATAGGCCACATTTGAATCTTTAGTGTTTGCTAAACCATCCAACCAACCGCGACTCAGGCCTAAAGAGTCTTCTATTTGACGTGCAGATTGCTCGCCAATATTGCGCTTGTTCGCCTTACCTGAAGGGTAAAGCATTCGAGAAACGACGGTCGCATCAAGGCCTGCTGCCTCTGCGAACTTCCGCTGAGTTTCATATCCATCAACCAGCTCTTGAAGCTTAAGTCGGCGGATTTCGTAGATGTCATGGCTTGGCTCGGTTTTCATACCAAGATCATACGAAAAATTACTCTCAGGTAAATGACTCTCAGGTATTGAATAAAATATACTTGGGGGTATACTCATTTCGTCAACCACTGGAGGCTTCATGGAAACGTTACGAACGTATCTGAACGGCCTTGCGCTGGGTAAGCAACGGGACTTCGCTGCAACTTGCGAAACTTCACTTGAATACCTCCGTAAGGCAATTAGTAAGGGTCAAAAATTAGGTCCGGCGTTATCAGTTCTGATCGAGATTAACTCAGCCGGCGCTGTAAGTAGAAAAGACCTTCATCCCGATGACTGGATGAAAATCTGGCCCGAACTGAATTCTAAAGCGACCGCCGCTTAGCGGTAACTACAACAGGAAGAATGAAATGGTAGACACCATCAACACAGCGATTCGCCTGATGTGCAAAGCACACCAACACGGTCGTTTGGGTATGGCTGATGACATGGGCATGACCATCGATCAGTTCCACAACCACCTGTATCGCAAGTGCGGCAGTCGCTTTTTCTCGCTGGATGAGCTGCAGCATATGGAAGACCTATCGCGCAGCACCTACCTAGCTGAGTACTTCGCTAATCGCAAAGGCCTGACGCTGGTGGACGTTTCAACCGTTGAAAAAGTGGACAAGGTTGATCTGTATGACATCGAGCTGCGCAACAAAGCCACTGCCGGGAAGCTGGCGATCGCTAAGCAGGAAGCGGTAGCAGACGGTGTTATTGACCAAAAGGAGCTTAAAACGCTGTCTGGATTGTTTCAGCAAAAGATGCGCGGCCAGATTCATGGCTTTCTTGGCTTCCTCGCGCTGTACGGCGTTGGCGTGACAGAGCATTCGGTAGACATGTTCATGTCCAACCGCAAAGCAGAAGTGGGCATGCAGATTCAGGCACAGGAATTATGAGATGGGTAGAGCAGAAAGGTTGAGCGCCCCAGTTTGCAGACCGGAGCGCTCGGCATCGTCAAATCAACTTGCGTGGAGAAGTAACGACATGAACAGCTTAATTCAAACAAGACCTTTAGTGCAATTCCGCTGCCGCGTGGAGGCTGGTCAGTTGCGGTATGAGCAAATATTACGCGTTGCAGGTCAGGCCGACAACTACCAGTCTGCGGAACCGTTGGTAGTTCAGAACGCGTGGAATGACTTTTACCGTAAACCGGAGGCTGACAAGTGCGAGAGCTTAACCGCTGGTTCAGAGATCGTCGAGGTGTTCCCGTTAGAGTTATCCGCTGGGAGCCTGAATCAGGCCGCGTTATCTACCTCCGCGACAATTATGAACATGGTGAGTGCTTCTGCCCTCTGCTCCAGTTCCAGCGCGACTTTTGGGAAATAGAGGCACCGCATGAGTTTACTTCTGAAGGTAAAACCGCTGGTAGTTAGCCCGTTGCTTGCATGCCGTATCGGCCTCAATGAGGCGATCGTGCTTCAGCAGATTTGCTACTGGCTGGAGGACACCACATCGGGTGTTGAGCATGAAGGCCGCCGCTGGGTTTACAACACTATTGAAGACTGGAATGAGCAATTTCCGTGGTGGTCATCAGACACAGTAAAACGTGCTCTTACATCGCTTAAAAAAAGCGGGCTTATCTACGTTGAGCAGTTAAAAAAGACGCAGCATGACCGCACGAATTTTTACGCAATTAACCACGCAAACCCACTGTTATCCGATGAGTGCAAATTGCCCTCATCGAAGGATGCAAATTGCACTCATCGAACAGGGCAAGATGCACCAATCGAACAGGGCAAATTAAACCCATCGATGGGGGCAAATTGCACTCGTCTTACAGAGAATACAACAGAGATTACTACAGAGATTACAGGTAAAAACCCTTGTCCGGTTTCTGCGAAACCCGACGATGAACAGGATGAGTTCAGGGTTCTTGATCATCTGAATCGGGCTGCTGGCCTGCGCTACCAGAAATCACGGTCATCACTCGGACCAATTCGCGGACGCCTGGCAGAAGATTTTACAGCCGAAGAACTAATTCTCGCCGTGGATTACACCATCGCCAAATGGTCTGATGACGCCAAGATGCGCGATTACGTCCGCCCGGAAACAATCTTCCGTCAGGGTAAATTTCCCGCGTACCTCGGCTCTGCTCAGGCTTGGGAGCGTGCTGGCCGCCCGCCATGCATCAAGGGCAAGTGGCAGCGCGACGCCACACAGGTGGCGAGCATGGATTATCAGATTCCTGACGGCTTCCGGGGGTAACGATGAACACTGAAACACTGATTCTAACGCACCTGATGGCCTTTCCCGGCCAGACCCCGGCGCAGATCGCCAGAGCAATCGGGCGCACGCGCAGCACCGTAGTTTCCGCATTGCCGGTGATGACCGCTGTTGGTGATGTCTGGAGCGATGCCGAGGCCCATTACTTCACTGCAGAGCCAGCTGGAGAAGGCGACGAGAAATACATTGCCCTCTGCGACAAGGCTTACAGCCTGCAGGAACGCAATCTGTGGAACCGCGCCGCCAATGTCTGGCAGCAGGCGCAGCAGTCAACCCGTAAAGCTGGTCTCCGTGAAAAAGCGCGAATCCGGGCAAACATGTGCGTGGCGAAGGCGAAAGAGCGTGACCCGAAGCCACTGCCCGATCCCTTCTGCGTGCGAGGTAAACGCCGATGATGGCAGCCATCAAAGCGCATTACTGGCGCAACGAAGATTACTACCGTGGCATTCGCGCAGCGGTCCTGATGATTACCGGTTTAGTTATTGCCCTGATATGGGAGTTGAAAACAGCATGAGCACACTCGAAAGACTTTACAAAAACAAAGCTGAAAGCGGCAAAAACATCTTCACCCGTAAAACGTTTTTGGTGGGCGTTGACGAGCTTTACATCGAGCCGGGCTACAACGTCCGCGACATTGATCCGACTCACGTCGAAGAATTCCGCGATGCGTTCATTGCTGGTGAGCATGTCCCGCCACTTACCGTTCAGGTGACAGATCAGGGCGTGAAGGTTATCGACGGCCATCACCGCTGGCATGGTGCAAAGCTTGCGCAGGAAGCAGGCCATGAAATCCGCCTGGAGTGCAAAGACTTCGTAGGCAACGAAGCCGATCGCATCGCCTTTATGGTTAAGAGCAGTCAGGGCCGCGCACTGGAGCCGCTAGAACGCGCTGCAGCTTATCAGCGCCTGAAAAATCAGGGCTGGGAACCGGCAGAAATCGCGAAGAAGGTTAAGCGCTCGGTGGCAGACGTCGATCACCATCTGGCCCTACTGAGCGTAGGTGATGGCTTAATCGAAATGGTTAAGACCGGAGAGGTAGCAGCGACAACTGCAGTAGCTATGGTTCGCGAGCATGGCGCTAAGGCTGAAACCGTTGCCAAAACGCAGCTGGCAAAAGCGAAGGCAGAAGGTAAGAAGAAACTCACCCGCGCCGCTGCAATGCCGCAGTTCAGCGCCGCCACCGCACGTAAGTTGGTGGATTTGATGACCGAGGCAGAGCACACAACCGATCAGCAAGGTGAAAATGCTCTGTGGCTTCCGTCTGACACCATCATTGAGGTGATGAACATCGTTGCAGCTTATCGTCAGCACCAGAAAGGGGAGAATGCTTAATGTCATATCAACTCCATACCGGTGCGTGTGAATCAATTCTGCGTTCAATGCCTGACAACTCAGTAGATTCGATAGTGACTGATCCTCCCTACGGTCTGAACTTCATGGGCAATAAATGGGATTACCAAGTACCGACAGTTGAACAATGGGCAGAATGTTTGCGTGTTTTAAAGCCTGGCGGACATCTGATTGCTTTCAGCGGCTCCCGAACTTATCACCGCTTAGTCATTAACGTGGAGGATGCCGGGTTTGAAATTCGCGACCAGATCATGTGGATTTACGGCAGCGGTTTCCCTAAGTCAAAAAACCTGTCTGGAGAGCACGAAGGTAAAGGCACAGCCCTGAAACCTGCTCATGAGCCAATTGTGCTGGCGAGGAAGCCTCTTTCAGGCACCGTCGAAAATAACGTCAATGCATTTGGTACCGGTGCGCTAAACATCGATTCATGCCGTGTTCCCCTTGCAGAACAATTGGGCAGGTGGCCTGCAAACCTCATTCATGACGGCAGTGAAATCGTTTTAGATGCCTTCCCTGACGCTAAAGGGCAGCAAGGTGATTTGAAAACCACAGGTAAAGACAGGCCATCAGGCGTCTGCTTTGGAAACATGAGTGCGCCTCGAGAACACTCAGCAAGAATTGAAGAGAGCAAGTCGGCTGCAAGATTTTTCTACTGTGCAAAAGTAAGCAAAACCGAGCGAGATGAAGGTCTGGAGAGATTTCTGCCAGTTACTGCCAGTGAAATGACCAATGGTCGAAAAGAGGGTAGCGCTGGACTTAACGATCCCCGGGCTGGAGCAGGTAGGACTGGCGGAGCCAGGAACAACCACGCCACAGTTAAGCCAGTTTCCCTGATGCGATACCTGTGCAAGTTGGTAACACCTGCTGGTGGGATAATCATCGACCCATTTATGGGCAGTGGTAGCACAGGCAAAGCAGCTTTACTCGAGGGATACAGATTTATTGGGATTGAAATGGACCCTGATTTTGTAACCATTGCAGCTGCAAGAATTGCGCATTCCTACAGGCAGGTGAGCTTATGAAATTAACCCTGCCATTTCCTCCAAGCGTAAACACTTACTGGAGAAACACCCGCAAGGGTGTATTGATCAGCGCCTCCGGGCGCTGTTTCCGATCCAATGCGATTGCAGCGGTTTACCAGCAGCTAAAACGCAGGCCTCAGCCGATTACAGTGAACGTTGCAGTTACGGTAATGCTGTACCCACCAGACAAGCGCCTACGTGATTTGGACAACTACCTGAAAGCCGCATTCGATAGCCTGACACATGCTGGCGTGTGGATGGATGATAAGCAGATTAAGCGCTTGATAGTTGAATGGGGCCCAGTGACTAAGGGCGGTAAGTCCGAGGTTACGATCAGCGAATATCAGGCGGTGGCGGCATGAGGGCGATACTTACTCCTGACGTAGCTGTAAATACCGGGATTGTTCTGCTTAAGCCGGGGCGCGACTTGATACCAATGTTCCGTGAGCGTGTTTTAGTCTGCACAATGCCGCGTGACATGTCACACCTACCATCGGGTTTAATCAACGACAGTAGCCAGCCATTACTGGATGAGCCAACGCTTAAAGCGTTTTTCGGTGATAGCAGGGTGATCGACGCGGCTGGTGGACTGGAAGTTCATGATGCGTGGGTTCAAAAAATTGGTGTATGCCAGTATCAGGAAAAAGATTCTTATCACCATCAGCATTACACTACCTTGCGGACCGAATCAGGGTCTCTTTGTCTTTGCTATTCCTGTGATAATTACTGTCGTTCAAATGGCTTGCCTGGTATCCTGGAAACAGTCGCTGCGGGTAATCTGGCGCGCTGGATAATTGAGTCAGCATGCACTCAGATGGGGTTAGGACCTGATCATCAAATGACGCTGCCAGAGCTGTGCTGGTGGGCATGCCTGAAGGATATTATCGGCCTGATTCCAGAGTCACACGCTCGACGCGTTCTGCGCATGCCCAAGCCACTTGCCGATACAGGACCAATGCCTGAAGCGGACATAACTCCATCGCGATCCGCGCAGGAAATGGTTCAGGAAGCCGCAGAGGCGGTGAAGCAGGTTCTTACAATCCACATCGACCCGGAGTCGCCGCAGACGTTCATGGCGCGCCCAAAGCGCTTGCGCTGGAGCAATGAAAAATACACGCGGTGGGTAAAAGCGCAGCTATGCGCCTGTTGCCACAAGCCAGCAGACGACCCGCACCACATAATCGGACATGGGCAAGGAGGAATGGGGACTAAGGCGCATGATTTGTTTGTGATACCGCTTTGCAGGGCGCATCACAATGAACTGCACCGGGACATGAGGGCATTCGAAGAAAAATACGGCAGTCAGTTAGAGCTGCTGTTCAGGTTCCTCGATCACTCGATTGCAGTCGGCGTGATCGGATAAATTTAAAAGCGTGGAGAAATGTATATGCGTGACATGTCACAGGTATTAGAGCGTTGGGCTGGTTGGGCGCGTTCGGAACATAGCGGTGTAGACTACTCACCTATAGCAGCTGGTTTTAGAGGTCTATTGCCCCACACATCAAATCAATCTCAATGTTGCAGCGATGATGACGGCCTTGTAATTGAATCGTGCTTAGCTAAGTTGCGTGCCAAAAGGCCTTCAGAACACAAAATTTTAGTAGCCTATTATTTTTTTAAAATATCCAAACGGAAAATAGCAATCAAAGAAAATTGTGATGAGAAGACAATAAGGGTTCAAATGCAACTGGCAGAAGGTTTTATTGATGGCTGTCTTTCAATGCTTGAAGTTAAATTAGATATGGAGTAAATATCCTGCTCCAAGCAGTGAGTTAACAGCTAAGGTTCTTTGCGGCTCACTGCTAGCAAATCATATCTATCAAATGGTCGTTTATAGCAATGATTATGTTTTTTAATCGTGGCTGAAGTCTTTTTTTGTTATAATAAAAATCCATTATTATTCTTGATTCTTTTTCCTTAGAGAAAGATAGTGGCTTAATAAAGTGAATCCCTCGCATACAATCAAGTAAAGCCTCCAGTTCTATATGGAAGTTATTGTTTTCTAACGTGAAATCTCTTTCTCTGTAGATTATATCCTGAAAAAATATATTCACTTGCAGGTTTTCAATGTCGTAATCACCTTCAAAAACTTTAGTTCCAAGACTCTCCCTAACGTAAAGTTGAGAATAAAGGCAATGCGCCAGGTTTTCGGAGAAGCGATGGAGGTTTTTTTCGTTGATATGCCAATAATCATCATAACCCTCAAAGATTTCTGCGCAATCAGAGGTTTTTTCTAAAAGAGACCAGCAAAAAATAAAGCTGTTTTGGCTGCGCAAAGTTATTTGTGCTTCGTATTCTTTTAAGTCCACACTATCGATTTTGAAATTTTTTAATGCAAGTCTCTTAGTGTTTCCAAACGCGAAGTTACCGTAAACATTGTTTATTGCATTAAATTTCTCAATTTCGATAGTTATATCTTTCAAATTTATATTCAAAGTGAATGTGCCTTCATAGACATCCTTTATCTCTTTAATTGGAGTGTTTCTATATTCCTCAATGGTGCCAATTTTTAAATTATTTGTTTTTTTAGGGTTGAACTCTTTACTGCAACTTTTAACATAATACATTTTTTCCTCTCTGGGGATTAAGTTTGAAATTTTTATTGTGCGGTCCGCATTTTATCATGTAATGTGGTAAGAGTCGTTACTACGCAGTACCACTTATCATCAATAATCATTTGCAAAATCGCGAGTGGTTTGAACTCCCGAAGCATTATCAGCTTTAGTGCGTTTTTTTCTTGACTGAAAAGTTCAGATTTTGTAAATAGCAAATCGCCTGATGTGTATCGTTCTTTAGTCCAATCATTCATCTCGCATATCAGGCCGAAAGCCCCGTCTTAACCGATGGGGCTTTTTGTTTTAAATAATTAACCCTGTGGCTGACGGGCCAGGTAACTATCGCAGAACGCGTCAGGGTTCATATTTTAGAGGGTCGCCAAAGCGCGACCTTCTCTCGTTTTTGCGCCCGCCAATCACTGTTATCCGAAATTTTTACGCCGTGGTGGTGCGCAATTTTTTATTTAAAGACCACAGACAGCACCGACCGTTATCACGGAGGTGATCATGAGTATCAACCATATGAGCAAACTAGCATCAGGAGCGGCATACGGTGCAGCTGGTTCAGCTGTGGCTAATGGCGTATTGACGCGACTGAGTCCAGATGAATGGAGTGCGGTCGGTGTTATCGCCGGTATCGTGCTTGCGCTGATGACGTTTGCCATCAACGCGTATTTTAAGCGCAAAGTATCTCTGGCTCAGATAAGAGCCTTAGAGCAGCGCGGATACATTCCAACCGATAAGCTTGGCGAGGAATAACTATGGCTATGTCAGCCAGTCTGCGTAACAAGTTGATTGCCGCAGCGGGCGGCGGGTCAATGATTATTGCTTCACTGTTTATTGGCGGGAAAGATGGGGTCGAGGGCCGCGTATATGAGCCCTATAAGGATGTAGCTGGGGTCTGGACCGTTTGTGATGGTCATACCGGTAACGATATCATTAAAGGGAAGAAATATACCGATCGCGAATGCGACCGCCTGATGTGGAATGACCTTCAGCCGGTTAAACGTGTTGTTGATAGTCTGGTTAAAGTTCCTCTTGGCGAATATCAGCGCGCGTCACTGTATAGCTTCACATACAACGTAGGCACCTCCGCATTTTCAAAATCAACGTTGCTCAAAAGGCTTAATGCCGGCGATCAGGTTGGTGCATGTGAAGAGATGCGCCGCTGGGTTTATGCTGGTGGGATGAAGTGGAAGGGATTACAGAACCGCCGCGATATGGAGCGTTCTCTTTGCTTAGCAGGTGGACCGGGTGACATTTAGAGCGAAGGTATTAATCATCGCGATGGTTGTAATCGTTGCCGCAGGCTTGTTATCGGTCAGCCTAACGCTTTATTACCGTGGCAACGCAATTGAATACAAATCTCAGCGAGACAACGCCAAAGAGGCGCTGAAACTTGCTGATGACACTATCAACGATATGAAAGTGCGCCAGCGTGACGTGGCTGCACTCGATGCGAAATACACGAAGGAATTAGCAGATGCTAAAGCAAAGCTTGATGCTCTTCAGCAGTGTGTTAGTTCTGGCAAGTGCGGGCTGCGCCTCAACGCAAAATGCCCAACGGTCAACACCACCGGCACCCCCAGCGTGGATGATGCAGCCAGCCCCCGACTTACTGACGCCGCTCAACGGGATTATTTCACCCTCAGAGAGCGAATCGAAACAGCCGGAAAGCAAATAACCGGATTACAGCAGTACATCAAAGAGCAATGCTTGCGCTAAATTACCGTTTCGGTATTATTTAGACGTTTACCCATGGAAAGTTCAAGGAGGTCATTTTGACCCAGTTTTTGGACTTCCCCGTAGGCAACCGCTGATCTAGACGTCAGGGTTCCTGAGCCAGGGGTAGAAGAAATCGAGAGGATAGTGCGAAGGGAGAATTACCAAGTTGGGCAACCAATTTGAGAGATTTATTCCCCGACGTCTGGGATGTCGGAGTCTCCCGCCTTGTCGGTCTAGCGATGGGGTCAATTCATGAAAAGCCAAGGGGCTCAGGAAACGCTGATAATTCTGGCTCCACCTTCCTGTGGCTGGTGGAACAACTGGAATTTGAAGAGAATCGCATTTAGCTTGGCCTGCCTTTCACCTAATTACCTCCCACGGGAGGTTTTTTATGCTCAATCCGACAAGGGATAAATCTGAGTCAAGCTGTGATACGTTGCGACACTGTGAGATAAAATCGCTTCACTCGGATTAATCAGAGGGTTAATGTTTAAACTCCAAAAACGCAAGGAGGTTTAAATGTTAGAGAATTATTTTTTTGACAAACATGGATTGGACCAACAGCCTAAAGTGAAGCGTGAGAAGGCCGTAGCTGCTGTCCTTGAGATAATCAAAGCTGGCTGCGTTGAAAATCCCACTCATGTATGTATTTCTGCTATTAAGAAAGATGTGTCAGATGCAGCGGATGCTATTCAAGACGCATTAGAAAAGTGAAATAAATCGAATTTTATTTAAAGCCGCCTTAATGGTGGCTTTTATTTTGTGCTGAAAACTGCATTCACTGAGTTCATTTTTCAGCATAAACACAATTAATCATCGGTTGGCGTTATCGCCATTGCCGAGGGTTATATCTATCTGTCCAGCAGGAAATGCTAAATGGAAGTAGTGATTAACGGTGTTTCATACGCACCAGTATCTGATCGCGCTTCAAGTATCGGCATAGCAATCAGCACCCATAACCGCCATGACGTTTTAGCCCGCGCTATTGAGCATCAGCTTAAATATCTCCCAGCCGGTGCGCTGGTGGTTGTAGTTGATGACGGGTCATCTGTACCGGTTGCTGTACCTGATGGTGTGAAGCTTATTCGTAGTGACATGTCACGCGGCATTGTTGCTTCAAAAAACGCCAGCCTTGAAGCTCTCATTGATGCTGGTTGTGAACATCTGTTCCTGTGGGATGATGACGCATGGCCGATTGCTGGTGGATGGGAAGGGCCATACATCGAATCACCTGAGCCGCATCTGGCTTATCAGTTTCAGGACTTCGCTACCGGCAAGAAGCTGAATGATATTGCGGTGCTCTATAGAGACAGTAAGCATGTCGCTTACACCGGCCAGCGCGGCGTGATGTTGTATTACCACCGCAGCGCGATTGAAAAAGTTGGTGGCTTCGACTCCATTTATGAACGCGGCATGTATGAGCACTCCGATCTGGCGCTGCGCATTCACAACGCTGGGCTCACGAGCTGGGCGTTTGCCGATGTGGTCGGTTCGGAAAAGCTGATTTATTCGCTTGATGAGCATGAGGCGGTAGATCGCTCGGTTCCAAAACATGACCGCGAGGCGCAGGTTAAACGTAACGTCACTATTCACAACAAACGCCGCGATGATGGTTACACCGGGTATGCGGAGTACCGCCAGAAGAAGAACGTTGTGATTACTACGTTTCTGACAAGCCAGCCTGACCCGCAGCGCGGTACCAAAATGACTGCATCACCTGAGTTGCTGGATAAGTGGGCATCGTCAGTTAAAGGCAACCATGCGGTTGTGCTGACCGACTCCATCAGTTCAGTGCGTGTTGGTGTAAGCACCGTGGCCGTTCCTGATGTGAAGATGAACGTTTATTTCCGGCGCTGGCTGCATATCTGGCAACACCTTCGCGATCACCCTGAATATCACTTCGTTTGGTGCACTGATGGCACAGACGTTGAGATGCTGCGTGAGCCGTGGACAGAGATGGAGCAGGGCAAGATTTACGTTGGCTCCGAACCAAAGACATACGCTGATGCGTGGGCTAAGCAGAACCACCCTGAAGCAATTTATCAGTCGTTCCTCGCTGATCATCAACATGATGTGATGCTCAACGCTGGTTTGCTCGGTGGCTCTCGCGCTGACGTAATGGCAATAGCTCACGGCATTGTCCGATTGTATTACCAGATTGAGTCACTGCGCTTCTGGCAGAAAGAGAAAACGGCTGCTGCCGTAGGTGACATGATTGCCTTTGGCATTGTCGCGCATCGATACGCTGACAGGCTGGTGACCGGCCCTCGCGTTCACACAGTCTTTAAGATGGATGGCATCGGTAAGGAGTTTGCCTGGTGGAAACACAAGTAAAGTTTGCCATCGTGGCACACGAGTCGCGCTTCGATATGGCGGTATCGCTTGCCGATAACCTACCTAATTACCAAATTTTTGTTGATCGCGAATCGAAGGGTGCAAACGCCAATCATCTGCGCGCATTACGCTGGGCATCCACGCAGGATTGCCGGATAGTGATTCTGGAAGATGATGCGCTGCCTGTGTCGGGCTTCACCGACAAAGTGACTGACTGGCTGGCGCGATTCCCTGATGAACTGGTTAGCTTCTATCTGGGTACCGGAAGGCCGCCGCAGTATCAGCTTGAGATAGCATCAAAGCTGATCGACGCCGACAAGCGGCAGATTGATTACATCACGATGAACCGGCTTATTCACGGCGTCTGTTACAGCGTGCCCGCCAGTAAGTTGGAGCGCGTGTTAAGTCGCTGGAATCATGGTTCACCTGCTGATTATGCAGTGGGTGATGCATGCGGTGGTGCTGTGGTGTACCCGTGTTATTCACTCGCTGACCATGCTGATGTATCAACGGTCGAGCGTCACCCCGATAACACACCAAGAACTGAGCGGCGCAAGGCGTGGCGGCTCAGCAATCAGGAGAGTTAATGGTAAGGCTAGCAACACTGAAGCCGCGCATTGCAGTAGACCGGACACAGCGAGTTCAGGCCGTAAAGGTAGCTGATACCCGCATCACTGGTTGGAAGCTGCAATCAAGGCGCAAACGTCTGTGGTCAGCAAATCCCTGCTGCGCTATGTGTGGCCGCCTGACCGAGTATCCGCACGGTTTCGAACTAGATCATAAGGTGGCACTCCATCAGGGTGGTGCTGACACCGATGAGAACTGCCAAATCCTTTGCTGTGGTGATGAAGGCTGCCACCTCAAGAAAACGAAGGCCGACATGAAGGGTAAATGAGAATGAATAGCATGCGCCTTTAAAAATGATTGCATATGCAACTATTTCACATCAAATGATGTTTATTCTCATTTGGGGTGGGGGGAGGGGCGAAGGATTTTGAAGGTTTGAACACGAAACCTCGCCCCCTCTCACGCACAGAAAATATCCCCTTTTGGAGGGTGTAAACATGTTAACAGCCCAGAAGCGAAAATTTGCTCTGGCGCTGATTTCCGGTATGTCAAAAAAAGATGCGGCAATAAAGGCTGGATATTCGGAGAAATCCGCGCGCTCCAAGGGTTCGCAGCTTGCTAAAGACCCGGAAGTCATCGCTTTTATTGGCCGCAAAAAGAAAGAAAAAATTGATGTTGATGACGTGCCCACGCATGGAAAAAAAGTTAATACCCCAGCAGTAAAAACAGAGGACGAACCGGAGCCGGAAATCGTCCGTGCGGCAGGTGAATACGATGACCCTCTTGAGTTCCTTAAGTCGGTAATGAATAGCCGAACTGAAGACATTGATACCCGTAAGGATGCCGCAAAAGCCATGCTTCCTTATATTCACAGCAAAAAAGGTGAGGGTGGCAAGAAGGACGCCAAGCAGGCAGCCGCTAAAGCCATCGCCAGTAAGTTCACTGGCATGGCACCCCCACAGCTGGTGGTCAGTAACGGGAGATAGTAAATGCCGGAATGGTCCACCGCTTGCGTTGACTGGGCCAGCAGGCTCATCAACCGGGAATCTATCATCCCTCCACCTATTTACAGGGATTCAGGCGAACACGCGCTGTCGATCTTTAAAGAACTGCGGGTCACTGACCTGCCCGGTAAGCCAACTTTTGGGGAATGCTCCGAAGAGTGGGTGTTTGATTTTGTGCTGGCGATTTTTGGTGGCTATGACCAGCAGACCGGGAAACAGATGATCCGTGAGTATGGGTTGCTCATCAGCAAAAAGAACACGAAATCCACTATCGCTGCCGGAATTATGCTGACAGCGCTGATTATCTGCTGGCGCGCTGATGAAGAACATCTGATCCTTGCGCCGACGAAAGAGGTTGCTGACAACTGCTTCAAACCTGCGGCAAGCATGGTGCGCGAAGATGAAGAGCTTTCTGCTCTTTTTCATGTTCAGGATCACATTCGCACCATCACACATCGCGTCAACCGCAATAGCCTGAAAGTTGTGGCAGCGGACAGCGACACAGTATCCGGTAAAAAGGCCGGACGCATTCTGGTTGAGGAGCTATGGCTGTTCGGCAAGAACGCTAAAGCCGATGCGATGTTTATTGAAGCATTGGGTGGGCAGGTATCGCGCAATGAGGGTTGGGTCATTTACCTGACCACGCAGAGCGACGAACCGCCTGCAGGCGTGTTCAAGAAAAAGCTGGATTACTGGCGAAACGTCCGCGACGGTATTATCAAGGATGGCAAAACCCTCGGCATTCTTTACGAGTTCCCGCCAGAAATGGTGGAGAACGAGGGGTTTCGTAATCCTGATAACTTTTACATCACTAATCCGAACATGGGCCGCTCAGTCAGCAAAGAGTGGCTGGATGATGAATATCGCAAGCGCTCCCAGGAAGATGAGGGAAGCCTGAGAAAGTTTCTGGCTAAACACCTGAATGTCGAAATCGGCATGAATCTTCGCGGTGATCGCTGGGCGGGAGCCGAATACTGGGAAGCTCAATCCGATCCCTCCGTTACGTTCAAGCAAATACTGAGCCGTTGCGAAGTCATTACCGTAGGTATTGACGGCGGCGGACTTGATGACCTTTTAGGCTTGTCCATCGTTGGCAGGGATAAGAAAACCCGGGAATGGCTGAGCTGGTCGCATGCATGGTGTCATGAAAAGGCGCTGGAACGGCGTAAAAGTGAAGAGAGTAAAATCCGGGACTTTGAAAAACAGGGTGATGTAACAGTCGTAAAATCGTTTGGTGAAGATGCTGACGAAGTAGCGATGTACGTTTCTCAGATTCACGAAGCCGGTCTCCTGGATAAAGTCGGTATGGACCAGGCCAGCGTGGGCGCGCTGCTCGACAGCCTGATTGATGCCGGAATTCCTCAGGAAATGGTGGTGGGTGTCAGTCAGGGCTGGAGGCTCGGCGGCGCGTGCAAAACTGCAGAACGAAAACTCACCGAGGGCGCGCTTAAACATGCCACTCAGCCACTTATGAACTGGTGTGTGGGCAATGCCAAAGTGGTGATCAGCGCCAATGCGCCACTGGTAACAAAAGGTGCCAGCGGGATCGGCAAGATAGATCCACTGATGGCGCTGTTTAACGCAATCCATCTGATGGCGCTGAATCCGGCATCACCTAAAAAAGAATACAGCGTGTTTTTCATTTAGAAATTCCGCTCTTAACGACCCGCTCAGGCGGGTTTTTTCGTTTCTGGAGAAAGGGAAATGAAGAATCAGCACGCCGTCAGCCTTCTGATGGTTAAAGCCGTGAACGAGGATACGCGGGAAATCACCGGTATCGCGACCACGCCGTCACCGGATCGCTATGGCGATATTGTGATGCCCGAAGGGGCGAAATTCCAGTTGCCAATCCCGCTGCTGTGGCAGCACGACCACCAATCGCCCATTGGTCAGGTTACCAGTGCAAAGGTTACCGCTGAGGGGATCGAAATCAAAGCCAAGCTTGCACAGGCAGATGCCCCAAGCCAGCTGGCAGCACGACTTGAAGAGGCATGGCAGAGTATCCGCCTTGGGCTTGTTAAAGGCTTGTCGATTGGTTTTCGTCCAATCGAATACGCCTATATCGATGAGGGAGGCGTCCGCTTTACTAGCTGGGAGTGGTATGAACTCTCCGTCGTAACGGTACCGGCTAACGCCGAAGGCACGATTCAGGCAGTTAAATCTATCGATGACAAGCTGCGTGCCGCGTCAGGCAAAGAGCAGAAAGAATCGAAAATTACTATTTCCGCTGGCGCTACAGCACCTAAAAATTCTCAGACTAAAGGATTCAAAATGAACATTGCAGAACAGATTAAATCGTTCGAAACAAAGCGCGCAACACTGGATGCATCGCGCCAGGCGGTGATGGAAAAATCCTTCGAAGAAGGCCGTACCCTGGACGCTGAAGAGGAAGAAAAATACGACGAGCTCACCACCGAGATCAAAAGCGTTGATTCCCATCTTGGCCGCCTGCGCGATTTGGAAGCGACAAAGGCTACTACAGCACAGCCCGTCAGTAAGGCTGCGAACGGCACCGTGATCAACACTGCTTCAAACCGCGCGCCTGGAGTGATTCGGGTTGAACAGAAACTGGAGAAAGGCATTGGGTTTGCTCGCTTTGCAAAATGCCTGGCAGCAGCAAACGGAAGCCGCAGCGATGCGCTGGAAATTGCAAAAGCTCAGTATCAGGATGACGCAAAGTTGCATCATGTCATCAAGGCCGCTGTTGGTGCAGGTTCTACCACTGATCCCAAATGGGCAGGTAGCCTGGTTGAATATCAGGAGTACGCACAGGATTTCATTGAATTCCTGCGTCCTCAGACTGTAATCGGTCGTTTTGGTCAGGGGAACATCCCATCTCTTCGCAGCGTGCCGTTTAATGTCCGTATTCCTGCACAGACATCTGGTGGTTCAGCCGGTTGGGTAGGCCAGGGCAAAGCCAAGCCACTGACCAAGTTCGATTTTGAATCCATCACCTTCGGCTTTGCGAAAGTGGCTGCAATTGCGGTTCTGACGGACGAATTAATCCGTTTCTCAAACCCTGCAGCAGATGCACTTGTGCGTAACGCGCTTGCAGAAGCAGTCGTTGCGCGTCTCGATACGGACTTTATCGACCCGGCCAAAGCGGAAGTTGCTGGTGTATCTCCAGCGTCTATCACAAATGGCATTGCAGGCATCCCGTCAACAGGCTTGCCGGATGATGATGCAGCTGCCGCATTTGCGACATTCGTTACTGCAAACCTTCAGCCAACGGGTGCCGTATGGCTCATGTCCAGTACAACTGCGCTCTCGTTATCTATGCGCAAAAACGCACTTGGACAGAAAGAGTATCCGGAAATGACCATGCTGGGCGGTACATTCCAGGGCCTCCCGGTAATTGTCTCTCAGTACGTGGGTAACCAGCTTATTCTGGTCAATGCCCCGGATATTTATCTCGCAGATGATGGCGGTGTCGCGGTGGATATGTCGCGCGAAGCCTCTCTCGAAATGGAAAGTGCACCAACTGGCGACAGCATGACGCCGACGCCAGTTGAGATGGTCTCCATGTTCCAGACCAACAGCGTAGCGATTCGTGCAGAGCGCTGGATTAACTGGAAACGTCGTCGTACGGCAGCGGTAGCGGTGATTACTGGCGTTAACTACAGCTCTCAGGCTGGCAGCTAAGGAGATGCGGGGAGAAATCCCCGCTCTTTTGTCTATGAAACAGGTTCGTTATCTGAAAAGCACCCATGATGCCTATGCGGGTGAAAAACGCTTTCTGCGTGACGATCACGCTGAGGTTCTCCGCTTAACCGGCCATGTCGAATTTATCGATATTGTCGAAAAGAAGGCTAAGAGCCAGAAAAAGAATTGACGCTCAGGAGAAGCAGCCAATGTTCGGTTTCCGTAAAAAGCCCAAGGAAGAAAAGGCGCTTCAGGCTGCGAATAGTGGCGGCTGGCGCAAAATTTTTGAGTCTTTTACCGGAGCATGGCAGAGAAACATCGAGGTCGATGCCACTACGGTTCTTGCATATCACGCCGTGTTTTCATGTATATCACTCATCTCAGCAGATATCGCTAAGATGCCGCTTCTACTTAAAAAGAAGCTGAACAGTGGCATTTGGGCGGATCATAGCGATATCAGAATTTCACCACTTTTGAGGAAGCCCAACAGCTTCCAGACCCGCATGCAGTTCTTTGAAAACTGGATGAATTCCAAACTTTCAGATGGCAATACTTACGTCCTGAAGTTAAGGGATGAAAACGGGATTGTTAAGCAGCTGCGCGTTCTGGACTTCAATAAAGTGACACCGTATGTGACAGATGACGGTGAAATTTTCTATCAGGTGAGGCCTGATAATGTTCACGGTCTTGAGCAGCAGGTGATGGTTCCGGCGCGTGAAATCATCCATGACCGTTTTAACTGTTTCTTTCACCCGTTGTGCGGCCTGTCGCCGATATATGCGTGTGGACTCACCGCAATGCAAGGTGATGCCATCCTGACTAATTCGGCTAACCATTTCAAAAATGGTGGCAAGCCAGGGGGTGTCATTACCGTTCCGGGGGCAGTTGATCAGGACAAGGCGCGGGAAATAAAACAGAGCTGGGATGAAGGTTATTCCGGCGCTAACGCAGGCAAAACAGGTTTACTTGCGGATGGAGCATCTTTTGCCACCATAGCGATGACAGCCGTTGATGCGCAGATGGTAGAGCAGCTGAAGCTTACTGCTGAGATTATCTGCGCCACATTTCATGTGCCGATTTACAAGGTTAACTCGGCGGCCACACCTTCTTATAACAATATCGAAGCGCTGGATCAGGGTTACTACTCCCAGTGCCTTCAGACGCATATTGAAGCCATCGAATTGCTGCTTGATGAGTCATTTGAACTCGATGAGAAGACCGGCATTGAGATGGACCTGAACACGTTGATCCGCATGGATACCGAAGGGCGCTATAAAACCTATAGCGAGGCAATTGGTGCGGGCTGGCTTGCGCCGAATCAGGCGCGTAAAAACGAAAACATGCTGCCGGTTGAAGGCGGTGATACGCCGTATTTACAGCAGCAAAACTTTGCGCTTTCTGCCCTGGCTAAAAGGGATGGCAGCGAAAACCCGTTTGGCAGAATTTCACAGCCAGAGGTCACTCCCGTGCCTGAAAAACTCCCTGAAGATGACAACAGCAAGGCGCTGTCTGATCATGAGCAGTTCATGGTTAAGGCAATGCTGAAAGGACTGCTTACCCATGAATGAACGTGACATGTCACTGCTAAAAGCTGTTAGCGAAGCAGTAAAGGAACAACTTTCAGCGTTACAGGAAAAGTATTTATCGGAATTGAAAGAGCAGTCCGATGAATTATCCCGCCTTAGAAACCTTGTTGAAGAACATAAGAAATCAGTTCCGGAAATGGATTCTGTTGTCAGAAGCGTGCTGGAAAAAATTACGGTGCCAGCCGCGCCTGAGCTGCCTGATATCGGTAAAATGGTTAATGATGCAGTGGCGGAAATACCCGCTCCTGTTGCACCTGCGCCTCCTGAACTACCCGATATTGCGAAAATGGTTCGGGATGCCGTAGCTGATGTTGAAATTCCAAAACCTGCTCCGCATCCTGATATAGCGAAAATGGTGAAGGATGCGGTAGCGGAACTACCCAAGCCAACAGATGGAGAGCCCGGTGAAGACGGCAAGGATGCGCTTCAGTTAGAAATCATGCCTGAGATTTTTCCTGAGAAATCCTATCCGCGTGGCAGCTACGCTATCCATTCAGGCGGGCTGTGGCGTTCCTATCAGAAAACAGCAGGCATGACCGGCTGGGAATGCCTGGTAGACGGAATCAGTTCTATCGACATCAGCCAGAGCGATGAACGCCATTTCACTGTGGTGGCTACGAAATCCAGCGGTGAAAAAACAGAAAAATCCTTCTCTGTCCCGGTGATGATTTACCGGGATATCTTCAAGGAGGGCCAGAAATATTACCCTGGTGACAGCGTGACGTGGGGCGGTTCAGTCTGGTATTGCCATCTCGAAACGGGTGATAAGCCCGGTGAGGCCGGATCGAAGGGCTGGAAGCTGGCTGTGAAGCGTGGTCGCGATGCGAGGGTTAAGTGATGCTTGAATTTGTGACGCTTGAAGAAGCGAAAGCACATCTGAGAGTGGATACCGATGCCGGTGACGACGATCTCCAGCTGAAAATCTATTCTGCCAGCGCCGCTGTGTTTGATTTCATTCAGGGCAGTCGTGAAAAGTTGATTGGGGATGACGGCAAGATCATCACTGATTCGCCAGAGCTGCAGCGCGTGAAGCAGGCAACCCTGATTCTGATTGGCATTCTTGACCGCGTACGCGGCGGGGAAGAGGAAAGCCAGTTGAAGCCGGGGGAGTTGCCTTATTCTGTAACCTCCCTGATTTACTCACTGAGAAAGCCAACGGTGGTTTGACGGGGGATTCATGCAAGCTGGCCGCCTTAACGAAAGAGTAACTATTCAAAATTTCATCACCATCCGCCTTCCATCAGGACAACCAGACAAAGAATGGAGTGATGGAAGAACGATCTGGGCTGAAGTGCGTGGAGTGAGTGGTCGTGAACTGATTGCATCTGGTGCAGAGATGGGGGAGGCGACCATAAGGGTCTGGACCCGGATCACTGATGACATAACCTCAGCATCAAGAATAAGATGCGAATCAGGTGGTTTTAAGGGATCAACTCTGGATGTTGTCGCCCCGCCAATTCCAGATGCAAAAAATGACCGGATGGAAATTTTGTGCAAGCTGGGAGTGAAATCATGATCACCACTGATTTAGATTTTTCCGGACTTGCAGATTTATCTCGCGACCTTGAATTGCTTAGTAAAGCTGAAAGCAGGCAGGTTCTGAGGCGAGCAGTCAGGGCTGGTGCAGAGTTGGTAGCTGAAGAAGTCGCTAATACTGCACCTGAGAAAACCGGGAAATTAAAAAGAAACATTGTTGTTCTTTTTGGTAAGGGAGCTCCCGGTACCGCGCTTGCTGGTGTCCATATTCGTGGGGTGAATCCTGAAACGGGAAATAGTGACAATAAATTAAAAACATCGTCTCCGAATAATGCTTTTTACTGGCGATTCCTTGAGGAAGGCACTTCAAAAATGCCAGCACATCCTTTCGTCCGCCCGGCATATGACCGCAAGCAGGAAGAGGCATCTGCGGCTGCATTTGCGGAAATGATCAAAGCGATAGATGGGGTGCTAAGCAAATGACCGAGTCACACATTTATCAGCTGATTAGCGGGCTTGCTGGGGGGCAGGTTTATCCCTACGTTGTCCCGCTGAATGCTGAGGGAGAGCCTTCAGTCAGTCCTCCCTGGGTGGTTTTCACGATCGTCAGCGAAATATTCAGCGATACGCTGTGCGGCCCTGCGGAAGAAGACGGCACGCTGCAGGTTGACGTATATGCATTGACCACGGATGAGGCAAGAAACATTCGTGAACAGGCGGTAAACGCTTTGTCGCCCCTCTATTTTTCAGAGATGCGAAAGAGAAATGGTTTCGAGCCTGACACAGGCTTATTCCGCGCAACGCTGGAAATTCAGAGCCAGCAATAATCCAACCCATCAATCACGACCGGCGCAAGCCGGTTTTTTTTCGCCTGGAGAAAACATGAGCAGCAAATATGAAGTAACAAAGGGGATGACTTTTGCCGTCTCTGCCGCGCCAGTAAGTGCAGAAGACTTTACGGACTCCGGTTTTCCATCTAACAGCGTTAGCTGGCTGGAAGCTGCCTGCGCCACAAAAGAGATCAGCTACACAGGTGGTCAGAAAGGTGACATTGACGTTACCACGCTTTGCTCCACTGAACAGGAGCAAACCAACGGTCTCGCCGCTCCGGCTGAGATGAGCATTACGCGTAACTGGGTCGGTGATGAAGAGGCTCAGCAGGCACTGCAAACCGCCTATGAAAACGATGAGTTGCGCGCGCTGCGCGTTGTTTTCGCATCAGGCAATGGTTTTTATGTGCTGGTCGAAGTGCGTCAGAGCTCCTGGTCTGCGGCCACATCGTCAGTCGTAGGTGCTACCTACTCGCTGCGCGTGCGTGGCAAGCCGAAGCCAATTATTGCTTCAGGCTCATAAGCGGCTCCGGCCGCTTTTCTTTTATCCGCAATAATCCGCTCACTGAGAATATGAAATGTCGAATACCGAAAAAACCACTGCATCACCGGCTTCATTACGCGCTCTGGCGCTTGCTCCATCGTCAGGGTTTCGTTCAAAAGTAATTACCGTCCCTGAATGGGATAACGCAAAAGTGATGCTGCGTGAGCCGTCCGGCGAAGCGTGGATGCGCTTTCGCGAAATTATGTCACCGGAACTGGCGGAGGGTGAAACAGAACCCAAGCTGACACCGCAGGAAACGTTTCTTCGTAACAAGAGCGCAGACGTGGTGATGCTCATTGATGTTCTGCTCGATGAGAACGGCGATCGTGTTTTCAGTGATGAAGACGAGTCCATTGTTTCCGAAATCTATGGTCCGGTGCATACCCGCCTTCTTAATCAGGCGCTGAAGTTGGGCATCTCACAGGAAACCGCAGAGGCAAAGTAAAAGAGCCGCTGACTTTCTTCCTGATGACTCTGGCGCTGCGACTTGGGCGAACTCTCAAAGAAATTCGCGAAACGCTCAGCGCCAGTGAGCTGAAAATGTGGCTCGCCTATGACCGCCTCAGCCCTATTGGGGACTTTCGCGGTGATATTCAGGCTGCGCAGATTTCCGCTGCCGTACTCAATTCGCAGGGCGCTAAAACAACCATCAGCGATTTGCAGCTGAAGTGGGGCGAAGCAGAAGAAGAGAAAGAAACCAGCGGCCTTGAAGTCTGGATGGCGGGGCTATGAAATATTTGAGGCAGCTGTTAACCTCCGAAAAAAAGGAGGATTTATGAAAGGTATTATATTGCCAGTTTTACTAGCCTGCTCTCTTACAGCCTGCAAGCCTACTGATAAAGAATTTATCAAATTAGGCGAAGATGTTGTTAGGCACAGCCTGAAAGATCCAGACAGCGCCAAATTTGAATCAAGCTACAAGCCATCTGGTGAAAATGATGGACACCTATGCGGAAAGGTCAACGCTAAAAACTCTTATGGCGGATATACGGGTTATAAAAACTACTACGTATACATTAATACCAAAGATGGTGAGTTAATTAATCACGGCCCGGTCAAGATAGCAGATAACGAGGACGAAAAAGCACTAGCGAACTTCCAAACGATCTGCCAGTAAATATCAGCTAAATAAACTAACCCGCTACGGCGGGTTTTTTCATGGGTGAAATATGGCAACGCTGCGCGAACTCATTATCAAAATCTCTGCGAATTCCAGTTCTTTCCAGTCCGAGATTGCGCGTGCATCAAGAATGGGTGCTGATTATTACCGTACGATGGAACAGGGTGGGCGTCGTGCCGCTGTGGCCGCGCGCGAAAGTCAGCGTGCAATTCAGGAGCTGAACGAGCAACTGGTTTCCACGAAAGAGACCGCGCTGGAGATGACGGGCGTCTTTGCCGGTGCGTTTGCAGCAGGTCATCTTATTGAGCTTGCCGATAACTGGAACGCGGTAAACGCGCGACTCAAGCAGGCTTCGCAGTCTACCAGTGAGTTTGCCACCGTGCAGAAATCGCTGATGGATATCAGCCAGCGCACCGGCACCGCTTTTGACGACAACGCCAATCTCTTCTCGCGTTCTGCTGCGTCGATGCGTGAATTTGGCTACAGCGCACAGGAAGTGCTGAAGGTAACAGAGGCGGTGTCTACCGGCCTGAAACTTTCCGGGGCGAGCGCAGAGGAAAGCAGCTCCGTTATCACGCAGTTCAGCCAGGCGCTTGCACAGGGCGTGTTGCGCGGCGAAGAATTCAACGCCGTGAACGAATCCGGCGATCGTGTTATTCGTGCCCTTGCTGCCGGTATGGGCGTCGCGCGAAAAGACCTGAAGGCAATGGCCGATCAGGGTCAGCTTACCATTGATAAAGTTGTTCCTGCGCTGACCAGCCAGCTTGATAAGCTGCGCGGCGAGTTCTCATCCCTGCCTGAATCGGTCTCAGGCTCAGTCACTAAAGTGCAGAACGCCTTCCAGCAGTGGGTAGGTGAGGCAAATACCACCTCCGGAGTCACGGCGTCGCTTTCTGGCGTGCTGGAAGGTGTGGCGAAAAATATCGATTCGGTGGCTACGGTTGCCGGTGCACTGGTTGCTGTGGGGGCCGCTAAATTCTTTGGCGGTATGGCATCGGGTGCAATCTCTGCGTCAGCCGGCATCGTAACGGCATATAAGAGCGAAGTAGCTCTAACGCAGGCTCAAATCCGGGGCACACAAATTTCAACTGCAAGAGCGCGGGCGGCTGTTTATCGTGCACAGCAGGCTGTTGTAGCAGCGAGAGGAACCGCGACACAAGAAGCGGCTGAGCGCCGTCTGGCCGCAACGCAGGCAGTGCTTACGCGTAATGTGAACGCGCGAGCCGCCGCACAGGAACGACTGAACAACATTACATCTGTGGGATCGCGGCTCACCAGCGGCGTGCTGGGTCTGGTAGGCGGCATTCCCGGTCTGCTGATGCTGGGTGCCGGTGCCTGGTACACGATGTATCAGCGGCAGGAGCAGGCGCGGGAATCAGCGCGCGCGTATATCGAAACGCTGGATGATGTCAGAAAAGCCGCGCCGGGCATGAGCCTGCCGGAAGTTTCCGACACGCAGACCAAAACCCGAACGTCGATGACCGAGCAGAACCGGCTGATCGACGATCAGGCCGCGAAGGTTGATAAGCTCAAAACGCAGATTCAGGGCTATCAGCAGATAATGGCAAGTCCGGGGCCCTCCGTTGGTGGTTTCCTCATCAACTATCTGACGAGCGTTGAGGAAGTATCGACTGGCATGCAGCAGGCTACTTCTGAGCTGGCAGTGGAGCAGGCGCGACTTAACCAGATGCAGGAGAAGTCACAGGAAGTCCAGTCTGTGCTGGAGGTGCTTGAAACACGCCGCGTGGATTTAATCAGACAGCAGGCCGCTCAGCAAAATACGGCTTATCAGTCGCTGCTGATGATGAACGGCCAGCACACGGAATTTAACCGCCTGCTTTCGCTCGGCAACGAATTGCTTGCCACCCGAACCAATCTGGCAAACGCGCCTTTCCGTATTCCTTCGGCTCAGCTCACGTCGAAACAGGCTGATTTGCTGCAGAAGTCCGGGCGTGAAAATGAACTGGCTGGTCTTTCAGGGGCCGATCGCGTCAGGCGTCAGGCGGAATATTCCGCTGATGATGCAGGGCTGACCAATACGCCTGAATATACCGAGTCGCGGCAGAAATTCATCAGCAACACCGTACAGGCCTGGCAGAAACAGGAAGACCTGAACAAGTCGCTGCGTGAAGGTAAAAAGGCCGTCAGCGAGCAGGGGAAGGAGGAGCGGGCAGCAGCCCAGCAGTCAGAAAACTATGCGCGTAAAATGGCCGACCTCAGCGTTGCCATTGAAGTGCAGAAGGTTCGCGCCACCGAGGGTGAAAAAGCCTCTGAACTCTACGCGGCGTCGCATCAGACCGGCGCTAAGTGGACGGAAGAGCAACGCAAAGCTATCCGGGATAATTCGGCAGAGCTTGCCACCTGGACGCAGCGCGCTGAAGAGAACGTGCGCAAGCAGCGTGAACAAACCGAAGCGCTCAAGGATTTGACCGATGCCGCCCGTAAATACCGTGATGACGCCGCGCAGACTACCGACACCGCAGGCATGAGCGATCGCCAGCGGAGCCGGTACGACGATCAGCAGCAGGTAGAACGGGTGTTCGATAAAACGGATAAAGGTTCGGCGGCTATTGCAGCCCGTCAGCAGGCCCTTGATGCGCTCGACAAGAAATATCAGGCGATCGCCGCTTCAGAGTCCAACTGGCTTAACGGCGTTTCAAAAGGCTATGAAAACTGGCTTGAAAGCGCCAGCAACGTTTCGGGCGCGGTATCCTCCGGCGTGACCTCAACGCTTGATAGCGCAATGGACAATATGTCCGCCATGCTGGTCGGCAGCAAAGCGGACTGGAAAAGCTGGGGCGTTTCAGTGCTTCAGACGATTGCAAAAGTCGCGCTGCAGATGGCGCTGGTTAACACGGTGAGCGGAATTTTCGGTTCACTTGCCGGAAGCCTTGGCGGTGCCGCGGTAGGAGCAGCAAGTTCTGGCGCTTCGACATCCGGCAGCGTCGGCGCGATGGGCATGCCGACGAGCTATACCGCTTATGCTGATGGCGGCTACACCGGCAGCGGCGGCAAACACGATCCGGCGGGCGTCGTTCACAAGGGGGAGTTTGTTTTCACCAAAGAAGCGACCGAGCGCATCGGCGTTGCGAATCTTTACGACATGATGCGCGGTTATGCAAACGGCGGTTATGTTGGCGAGATGCCGGGAAGTCGCCAGTTTTCATCTGGTGTGAATCGGGCTACAGGCAACGGGAACACAGTTATTCAGGTGGATGCGCCGGTAACCATCATGCAGGGTGACGGTCAGGCTCAGGCTGGGGCTACCGGCACAGCCGGTGTTGCAACGCAGATGAAAGGAATTATCCAGCAGACCATCACTGATCGCCTGAAAAAAGAGATGTCAGCAGGTGGACTTCTCTACAGGAAAGGATAACGCCATATGGCAATTGATACGTTTATCTGGTGCGTCAGGATCGGGGCCAGCGAGCAAATCACCAAGTCTGTTTATCAGGCAAAGTTCGGTGATGGTTATGAGCAAATCGCTGAGAACGGGATTAATAACGACGCGCAATCATGGTCATTATCCTGTAACGGTAAGCTTGAAGACATGTCGCAGGTTAGGGCATTTCTCAAACAGCACGTTACAAAGTCGTTCTGGTGGACGAATCCGTGGGGTGAAAAAAATCTCTACCGCGTCAAGTTCGATTCAATTAATCCCACCTTTCCGAAGAAAGGATTCTGCGACATAGCTTTCACCTTCGAGCAGGCTTTCGGGCCGTAGCCATAAACCTTAACAGGGCACTTTGGTGCCCTTTTTTTATGGGCGAAATATGAGCTTCACTCAGGACATACAGCAGCTTGAGCCGGGCCAACTGGTTCAGCTCATCGAGATAGACGGCACGGCGTTCGGGATGGAAAACATCCTGCGATTTCACGCGCACAATATTGCACCTGATGGCTGGGCTGCATTTGCTGCGGAAAACCTCCCCGCCATCATCTGGCAGGGCAACCAGTACGATCCCTATCCCTACGAGCTGAAAGGCATGGAGCTGTCGAGCACCGGCTCGCAGCCCACGCCAACGCTTTCTGTTGGCAACATCGGGAACTACGTCACGGCGCTGTGCCTCCAGTTCGATGATTTGGTAAAAGCGAAGGTGAAGATTCACACCACGCTCGCTAAATATCTGGATGCGGCGAACTGGACCGCTGGCAATCCCAGCGCGAGCCCCAGCGATGAGCGCTTGCAGCTTTTCTATGTGAATGCCAAAAGTCAGGAAACGCGCGCGCAGGTTGATTTTGAGCTGTGCTCACCGTTCGACGTTCAGAGCCTGCAACTTCCATCCCGGCAAATCACGCCGGTCTGCACCTGGTGCATGCGCGGCTGGTACCGAACCGGCACCGGCTGCGATTACGCCGGTAATAAATATTTCCTCAAAGACGGCACGCCAACCGACAACCCCGGACTTGATGTCTGCGGCGGTAAGCTGAGTGACTGCCGTCTTCGCTTTGGCGCAGAGAATGCGCTTTCCTTTGGCGGGTTTCCGGCGGCAAACCTGCAGGGCAAATAATCATGCGTAAAAAAATCATGAATGCCATACGTGAGCACGTAGAGGCGGAATATCCGCGCGAGGCCTGCGGGGTCGTCGTGCAGATTGGTCGTGCTCAGGAGTATATCCGCTGCCGCAACATTTCAGATACGCCAGCCGAAAGCTTCACGATGGCAGACGACGACCTGCAGGCGGCAGAAGCACAGGGTGACGTGCTGATGATTATTCACTCTCACCCGGATGTTGTGCAGCTCATCCCCTCTGAAATGGACCGCATCCAGTGCGATCACTCCGGCGTTGAGTGGGGGATCATGTCGTGGCCGGAGGGTGACTTCTGCACCATTTCGCCGCGAGGTGAAAGAGAGCTGGCGGGCCGGCAGTGGGTGCTTGGGCATGCTGACTGCTGGACGGTCGTGATGGATTACTTTCAGCAGACGCATGGCATCACGCTTGGGAACTGGTCGGTCGATTACGAGTGGTGGATTGATGGCAAAGAAAGCCGTTATGACGATAACTGGCAGGGTGAAGGGTTTACCGAAGTTGATCCGGTATCCATGAAGCCTGGCGACGTCATCATGATGCGCGTACAGGCTCCTGTGACAAACCACGCTGCGGTTTATCTGGGTGACAACATTATGCTGCACCACGGCTTTGGCAATCTCTCCGCGCGCGTTCCCTACGGCAAATATTACCGCGATCGCACCGTGCGTATCGTGCGGCATAAGGACTTATTAGATGCTTAAGAAAATGACGCTCTCTGGCGGCCTGGCTAAAAAGTTCGGCAAGGTTCACCAGTTCCACGTTGCTGACATGCGGGAAATGCTCAGGGCAATGTGCGCATCGGTTCCCGGATTCAAAAAGTACGTGTCAAACGCGCATCTCAACGGGGTGCGTTTTGCCTTCTACAGCGGTTGTAAAAACATCGGGCTGGAAGAGTTTGACATGTCCAATGGTGCGACTGAATACCGGATGAGTCAGGTGATCGAAGGCAGCAAGCAGGCGGGTGTGCTGCAAATCGTTATCGGCGCGATCGCGCTGGTGGCCGCATTCTTTACCGCTGGTGGGTCGCTGGCACTCTATGCCGGGGCTATGGCTGCCGGAACGATTACTGCTACAACTATTTTAACCGGCATCGGCATCAGCATGATGCTGGGTGGGGTAGTTAGTATGCTGACGCCACAGCCCAGCTATAACATCGGATCGGCATCCAGCACGGAGAATCAGCCAAACTATGCGTTTGGCGCGCCGGTAAACACCGTCTCAATGGGCTATCCGGTGCCGGTACTTTACGGCCAGCGCGAAATTGGCGGGGCCATCATCAGCGCCGGAATCTTCTCCAGCGACCAGCAATAAGACCTCCTCGCAATTCAGCCACCTCAGGGTGGCTTTTTTTATGGGTGCAATATGCAACTTCTACAGGGTGCGCGCGTAATTCAGGGATACAAGGGCGGTGGCGGCGGTAGTGCTCACACGCCAGTAGAGGAGCCGGATGACCTGCTTTCAGTTGCGAAGCTGAAGATGCTACTGGCGATCTCCGAGGGTGAGATTCAGGGAGACCTTACTGCGCAGGAAATTTATATCAATGACACGCCTCTCGCCAATAACAGTGGCGGTTACAACTTTACTGGTGTGAATTGGGATTTTCGCAATGGCACGCAGGACCAGACATACATTCAGGGTATGCCCGAGGTTGATAACGAATCTTCGGTTGGCGTTGAGGTTTCTACTACCGCGCCGTGGATTCGCCAGTTCAGCAATCTTTCTCTTGATGCTGTGCGAATCAAACTAAGCCTGCCGCTGCACTACCTGTACAAAGACAACGGTGACATGGTCGGAACCGTGACGCAGTACACGATTGACCTTTCGACCGACGGCAGCGCTTACGTAACCGTGGTGAACGGCACATTTGATGGTAAAACCACATCAGAATATCAGCGCGATCACCGCATTAATTTGCCCAAAGCAACGACCGGATGGTCAATCCGCGTGCGCAGGATCACCGCCGACTCAACCTCAACAAAGCTGATGAACGCCTTCAAGGTGTTTTCATTCGCGGAGGTGATCGACAGCAAATTACGCTACCCGAATACCGCGCTGCTATACGTCGAGCTGGATTCGAGCCAGTTCAACGGCAGCGCGCCCAAAATCACCTGCAAGCCCAAAGGTAAACTGATCCGCGTTCCAACCACGTATAACCCGATTAGCCGGACCTATAGCGGAACATGGCAGGGTGATTTCAAACTGGCGTGGACGGATAACCCGGCGTGGATATTTTACGACCTGGTGCTGGATGAGATTTACGGCATGGGAAACCGTGTCGATGCCACCATGATTGATAAGTGGGAACTGTATGCAATCGCGCAGTATTGCGATCAGAAGGTTTCTGATGGTGCTGGCGGAACTGAGCCGCGCTTTACCTGTAACGTATTCATTCAGAGCCAGCAGGACGCATACACCGTTCTCAAGGATATTGCGGCGGTGTTCCGCGGCATCACCTTCTGGGGCAATGACCAGATTTATGTTAATGCCGATGTCCCGCAGGATGATGTTGATTTTGTTTACCACTGCTCCAATGTCATTGACGGCCTGTTCACCTATGGCGGCGGCTCTTACAAGAACCGTTACACCTCCTGTCAGGTAAGCTGGTCTGACCCACAAAACCATTATACCGATTCGGTCGAAGGCGTTTACGAGGCTGACCTCGTTCAGCGCTATGACGTCAACGAAAGCAAGATCACCGCTATTGGCTGCACCTCACAGAGCGAGGCGCACCGTCGTGGCCGCTGGGCAATTCTTTCCAACGCAAAAGACGGGACAATCTCATTCAACGTTGGTCTGGATGGCTTCATTCCGCTGCCGGCTAAGATTATCGGCGTGGCGGATGCTTTCCGCGCGGGTAAACAGAATGGCGGTCGAATCAGCGCGGTTAGCGGTCTCAATATCACCCTGGACCGGGCAATTGATTACGCTGCAGGCGATCGTCTGGTGCTTAACCTTCCTGACGGTATGGCGCAGACACGAACAATTGCGTCTGTCAGCGCGGACAAACAAACGGTTCGTGTCAGCACTGCATACAGCCAAACGCCTGTTGCCGGTGCAGTATGGGCAATCGACAGTGACAATCTGGCGATTCAGTATTTCCGCGTAACGTCTATTTCCGCCAATGATGACGGCACTTTCACCGTAGGCGGTGTTCAGCACGACCCGAACAAATACCGTTATATCGATGACGGTGTGAAAATTGATCCTCCGCCAATCACCATCACGCCGCCTGGCGTCATGAATAAGCCAGAAAACGTGGTGATATCTCAGGTTGATTACGTCGAACAGGGTCTGAACGTTGCCTGCATGCAGGTGACATGGGACTCGGTGCCAAACGCCATCAGCTACGTCGCGCAGTGGCGCAAGGATAACGGCGACTGGGTGAACGTCGGCCAGCAGAGCGCGAAGGGCTTCACCGTTGCTGGAATCTATGCCGGTATTTATGACGTTCGCGTTCGTGCGGTCAATGCTGTGGATGTTTCATCACCGTGGGGCTATGCGCAGTCAACAACGCTGTCTGGCAAGGCAGGTAAGCCCGGAACACCTGTCAGCCTGATTGCCTCAAAAGATGTTGTGTGGGCCATCAACATACAATGGGGCTTTCCGGCTGGTTCTGGTGATTCGGCATATACCGAGATTGAAGTAGCGACTACTGCGGACGGCATGAATCCGCTGTTCCTCGCTAACGTTCCCTATCCAGGCGTCAGCTATCAGCACGGTCCGATGCCTGCCGGTATACGCCGCTGGTACCGCGCGCGCCTGATAGACAAAATCGGCAACAAAGGTGACTGGACCGGCTTTGTCGAAGGTGCCAGCAACGTCAATGCGAATGACCTGATCGGAGATTCATTCCAGGATTTCATTGAATCGCCAGACGGTCAGGCGCTGCTTGAGCCAATCATCACTGATCCGAAAGCGCTGGCCGAAGACATCCTGGCTAACTATGAGCATGTCGATCAGCAGTGGGCACACTTTGGCGAAAACTCGGCGGGTATTCTCGAAGCCAAAAACGTTGCAGCAGATGCCGAAAAATCGGTTGCTGATTTACGCACTGACGTTGTTGCTCAGTTTGATCAGCAGCAGGCAGCGATATCCGAAAGGATGGTTGCCTATACAGATGCCACAGGCGGCTCAGCAATATATACGCTGAAGGCAGGCATCAAATATGGCGGCACGAATTATGATGCGGGGATGTCCGTTGCAGTCACCATTAATGGCACCAATGTTGTCACACGCTTTGCTGTAAACGCAAACCAGTTTGTGGTGGCGAGCGGCAGCGGCAACAACGTGTTTTCTCCATTCATTATCAAAGACGGTCAGGTTCTGATTAATCAGGCATTCATCGGTGAGGGATGGATAACCAATGCCATGATCGGCAGCTTTATTCAGTCTAATAATTACACGGCGGGTTCGGTCGGTTGGAGATTGGATAAGGAAGGGAATTTCGAAAATAACGGGTCAGACAGTTCTGGCCGCATGACCATGACCAATAATCAAATTAGCGTATATGACGCTAGCGGAGTTCTTCGTGTCAGAATGGGGAAATTGAGCTAATGGCATACGGTTTTGGAACGTGGGATGCGAACGGAGTCGATAATAATACCGGGCTGGTACGAATTAATGCGCTAGGTACGTTGTCGATAGACGCATCGAGTAATTACAACCAAGCATTCGCCTTGCCTATGGGTTATATTCTTGATTATTTGTTTCAGCCAACTGGAGAGCCAAGTAGCACTGCGGCAAGAAAATCAATAAATGTTAGCGGCTCATCCATTGTTGTTTCACAAGTTTCGGGAAGTAACTATTCGAATGGGACATTCCCTAATGTTCCGGGGTTCATTTTGGCTTTCGCGAGGCTCTAATGGCATTCGGGCCTTTATTAACTGACCAGAACGGCGTGGCATTTTATATTGCGGATACAATGCCTCTAACCTTGCTTGAAAAAAGAGTACTGAACGTGCCATCTGCATCAGGTGAGGGCAGCGCACAAGAGCTCTTTGCTAACGACGGAGCCATGCGTTTTGTTTTCGTTAACAGTACTGGAGCACAAGGAGGCGGAACTGAAACATGTGAATTCCTGTTACTGAATGGCAGCACTAACAGATGGCAACTCAACTGTAGGGGAGCGGCGCGTACCGTTAACGTCTTCATATTCGGCTACCAATTTCAGCCAATCCCTGCCTGGGGAATACAGATAAATGATTCTCAAGGCAGGTGCATTTTAACAAATGAATCAAAGGTATTGCGAGATGTGCAAAACATTGGTGACTCTGGAAATGCCAACAACTCAGGCTACGTTATCAACCAAACTCTCTCAGGCCAATGGGCCGTAGCACCTACTATGACTGGCTATTTTGCTGGGGTAAATAATTCTTCTGGACAGCCCATCCCGGTAGTTGCAAGGTTTTGCTCGTCTGCCAGATTTAATGGAAGTACTACACAGATTGCTAGCGGGTATCTCGGCAACATTGATGGCAATGCTTCTAACGCCACTTATACCAACTATCGAAATCGAATAACAGCCATAAATGTGGCTAGATATTAGTTTAATTGATCGTATTGATCTCCTAATGGATTTGATACAGTCGCATAGCCTGTAATATAAAATTTAAAAATCAAATTAGGGATGAAGAAATGAAAAAAATTATTGTTATTGCCTTGGGTATGCTAGCGGCAGGTTGTCAGTCCTTACCTCCGGAGCAGTGCACTGCTAATGCAAGGATTGGCGGGCAGGATACGACAGTTTTAATTTACGGCGTGAGAAAGCAAGCTAATCAGACTCAGTATTATGCAGGCAATCCTTTTGGCTGGAAGTGGGTAAGCTCCAATAACTTCACGAGCTCAACTTGTAGCAAATCTTAATAGGTTTACGATTTCAGATTTATAAGCTAAATTCCAACTGCTGCTGTGAATCCCCCTATGCGGTGGGGCGACAGTCTATTTCTCTCGAAAGATTGAATACAAACGAGACGCGGACCGACGACTGTAAGGTTCACCGGGAGGCACCCGGTACAGCAGCTCAATTATAAAGACCCGGCCATAGCGCCGGGTTTTTTATTGCCCGGAGAAAACTATGCCAGCAGGCACTATCGCTTTAACGAACGGCTCAAACGCTGTAACCGGCACAGGAACCAGCTTTACTACTGAGCTGAAACAAGGTGACTTCGTTTACGTCACAGTGGGAAGCGCACCTTACACGCTGGTGGTTTCATCCGTCACATCAAATACCCAGTTAATTCTTTCACTTGCTTTCGATGGTCCTACGACATCAGGCCTTGCGTGGAATGCTGTTCCGGCATCAATGCAGGTGGCTATCACACAGAAAATCCTGAACGACTTCGCGCAGGTTGCGCGTGGACGCATTCTGGATTTCCAGAACTGGCAGAAGATTTACAGCGGCGATGCATCAGTTACTGTCACTCGCCCAGATCGAACAACGTTTACCGGCCCAAGCTGGGGCTATATGGCAACACAGTTCGGCAACAAGCTGGATAAAACGCAAAACCTCAACGATGTGGGTGATAAAACTACTGCCTGGAACAACATCGCACGATATGGCTCCACAGATAAAACTGCCGCTGCTGGAAATGACGCGAGGCTTGATACGGTAAATGGTAAAACAGGCGGAACTGTAAAGGGGTCATTACTCCTATCGGCAGTAGGCGCATCTCTTGATTTTGGCTTTGGCAGTGCAGCGGCATGGACGCACAGGATTATCCCGGAGGATGCGAGGACTTTCACAGCCGCATCGACAGCTTCCTACACGGTGTTTCGCGTTGCTGGCGGGTATGCATGCAAGTCTGGATATACAGGAGCTTATGGCGGCAACGTTTTTAATATGAACTGGAACAGCAGCTCTCTAATGGAGTTGTATGTTGATGGCAGTCGTATTGGAACCATTAATACAACATCTGTATCCGATAAAGCCCTCAAAACAGAAATTGCTTATGCTGATTCTGCCGAACAAAGAAAGAATGCACTAACCGAGGTTCTTAACTGGAGACCGGCATTTTTCAGATTCAAGCAACGCGGAATAATTCCTGAAGGTCGATCTCAGCTCGGCTTTATAGCGAACGATCTTGTTGAATCCTCAAAAGAGTGCGTGAGCGGTAAAGGTCTTCCAGATGATTTTGACGTCGAGAAGACCCCCAATGACATCGATGACGCCTACTCTCCTGACATGATGGCCATGATAGCCAAGCTGACACTTTGCATGCAGGAATTATCCCAGCAGCTAGCGAGCAAGGATGAAGTTGTCGTTGAGTTGCAAAACAGAATGAAAGCTATTGACGGATTGGATGCATAAAAAAGCCCCGGCGACGGGGCAGCTTAAGACCGCGTCCATCTTCATGCAGGCTGCGGGTGTAACTTGAGGTTAGACCATTTGAGCCGTTTCTCATGTGATTCCCTTGCTGCAGGCGTACGTTAGAACTGCAGACCAAGGAGGCGTTATGGAAAACCTACTCAACAAAGAGGCTCAACATGAAGTGGCTCGCATAATCGGCGATGCTGCGATAACCGTTCTTGCAGAGAAGCGCCCGCTATCGAGAGATGCTCTGATGCAAGTGATTCTCGGTGAATCAAACCAAGAGCCCAATATAGCCAGAGACATCGCCCTGCATCTGCTTGAACGCTGACACCAGCCGGGCGGCATTGTCGCCCACCTAAATTTCCTTTCTCGCCAATCCCTTCGCAAAATCCTCCATCAATCGACTTGATCGATCCCACCGATCAATATTACTGTATTTATATACAGTATCCATCAGGGAGGGAGATGACCATGCCCCGCGACTACGAAATCAAAGACGCCTTCAGGTTCGCAATCAAACGCGATGCCGCTGGCCGCTACACCGTAAGCACACTCGACTTTGTCAGTGAACTTGAGCGCCTGAACTGGCATTACACGCCACGGCAAGCAAATAACTGGATAGAGGCTCACAAGTCTGTCTTCCGGGATATCTCAACATCGGAAGGTGAAGAGCGCATGTTTCAGGTGTTCAATCCAAATGGATGAAATCCAATCACACCTGAACAGAAGCCATTTAATTCCTGATGATCATCGATTGAGATAACAGCCATGAAGTTTTACAAAACAGCGGAAATTCGCGCCATATTAGAGCTGCCATTATTTATCGAACGTGTCCCGTGTGGATTCCCGTCTCCGGCCCAGGACTACGTCGAACAGCGCATTGATTTGAACTGCCTGCTTGTCAGCCATCCCAGCTCAACCTATTTCATCAGGGTAAGCGGCGACTCAATGATTGATGGCGGGATAAGCGACGGTGATATGTTGGTTGTAGATAGCTCAATCAACGCCGAGCATGGCGACATTATTGTCGCTGCAATATCCGGTGAGTTCACCGTAAAGCTGCTGATGACTAAGCCTTTCCTTCACCTGAAGCCGATGAACGCGGCACACGCCATAATTCCCGTTACCGACCCGGATCAGTTTGAAATCTTCGGGGTGGTTAAGCACTCAATAAAATCGATGAGCCGGTAATGTTCGCCCTGGTGGATGTTAATAATTTCTATTGCGGATGTGAGACGGTATTTCGTCCCGATCTTCGTGGAAAACCGGTGTTGGTTCTGAGCAATAACGACGGCTGTGTAATTGCCCGCAATGCCGAAGTGAAGAAGCTGGAAATCCCAATGGGAGCGCCTTACTTCAAACTGAAGGACGAAATTCGCCGGCACAAGATTCACGTGTTCAGCAGCAACTATGCGCTGTACGCGGATATGAGCAACCGGGTGATGACGACGCTGGAGCAGATGGCGCCGTCAGTCGAGGTTTACTCAATTGACGAAGCATTCATGGACCTGACCGGACTCCGCAATTGCCGGGTGCTTGAAGACTTCGGTCGCGAGGTGCGCGAGACGATTAAGCGCAACACGCATCTAACTGTTGGTGTCGGAATAGCGCAAACCAAAACGCTGGCTAAGCTCGCAAACTATGCTGCCAAAAAGTGGAAGCAGACCGGTGGCGTCGTTGACCTGTCTAATATTGATCGCCAGCGGAAGCTGATGGCGCTGGTACCGGTAGAAGAAGTATGGGGCGTCGGTAGGCGCATCAGTAAGAAGCTGAACGCAATGGGCATCATCACCGCTAAAGACCTGTCAGAGCAGAGCACCTACATCATCCGGAAGCACTTTAACGTAGTGTTGGAGCGTACGGTGCGTGAGTTGCGCGGTGAGCCATGTCTCGACCTGGAAGAATTCGCGCCGACGAAGCAGCAGATTGTTTGCTCCCGATCGTTCGGTTCACGCATCACCGAATACATGGACATGCGGCAGGCCGTTTGCTCCTACGCAGAACGCGCTGCTGAGAAGCTGAGGCGTGAGCGCCAGTATTGCCGACAGGTAGCCGTGTTCGTCCGCACCAGTCCACACGCTGAAGGTGAGGTGTTTTATGGCAATCAGGCAATGGGCAGGCTGCTAACGCCGTCCAACGACACACGCGACATCATCCGGGTTGCCATGCAGGGACTCGACCACATATGGCGCGACGGGTGTCGGTATATGAAAGCAGGCGTGATGCTGGGCGACTTTTACAGCCAGGGCGTCTCGCAGCTCAATCTCTTTGACGAATTCAAACCACAGGCCAACAGCGAATCGTTGATGCGTGTCGTTGACGGTCTCAACCAGAGCGGGAAGGGGAAATTATGGTTTGCAGGACAGGGTATCCAGAAATCCTGGGAGATGAAGCGCGAAATGTTGTCGCCGGCATACACCACCAGACTGTCGGACCTGCCAGTGGCGAAGTGACGTTTATCCTTCAACCGCTGCAGCATCTGATCCCGACTAGCAAGAGCTGCTACTTGGTGGAATGGAAAGGACGCTGCTGTGTCATCGATGAGAAGAGACGTCCGCAGAACGGCGATACGGTTCTTCTGGATATGTCGGGCATGTACGAGTGGGCGATGATCATGATTCGGCCGCGCCGACTGATTACCGACGATGGCGCATTCCTGATGGATGACCTGCTGGAAGATATTGCAGTAGTGGGAGTGGTGACGCATGAAATCACGACCATATATGGCGAGGATGATTTGCCAATCTAAGAAAAAAGCCCGGAAGTGGTGGCTAACCGGGCTTGCACTATCCTGTGCCAAAAATTTCCAATGGAGTTGAGTCGTCAATACAGGGAAGTAAAAGCGACTTATTGAAAATAGACTGGCTCTTAAAAATAGCTAGCGAAGCGGTAAATTTATTCTGCAAAACTAAAATCATATCTATGATTTATAAAGATTAATCTTAGAGCCAAAAGCTACCATTTACGATTATTAGAACAGAAAAATATTGAATTTAATCATATGCCTATGTGCTTTTTTGCAAGGTAATGCTGCGTCATCTGATAGGGGTTCAAACACGACTCAGTCTCTCCGATATGATTCCTTACTGATAGTTGACTTGTTTGAGGATGTAGTGGATACAGATGAGGTTACTTCGATTCATGAATAGGATGGTTTGCTAAAATTATGACAAAATTTCATAGCCCAGAATAAGTATTGTCTGGGCTAAAATTTCATATTATCGCGAGTTTTGATAGTTTATTGAATCTCATTTTTTACATAATCAAACTTCATTAAGTTTCCTATCAATTTCTCAACATGAGAAAATTCTGTAAGGTTGTAGTTGTCAACCAAGAAATCATCAAAATTATCGATAGTACCGTTATTGGGGAATAATTCAGCCCTTGGTGTATAGGAGTTTTCTCCAAAGTTGGAGTTTAAAGTTCTGAATACTTGCCAAGATATTGGGTTAGTCAGCTTAAAGCTTTTAGATAATGTTGGGCAATATGCCAAGTTATCATTGATCATTTCTTCATGTTTTGGCGGAAGGATTAAATTAATACCAATATTTTGATTATTACCATTGATGAACTTCGTAGTTCTGTATGCAATTCCAGAAAGGTTTTTTGCCTTGGAGCTACTAACCCATTCCATTAATAAATTTGGGATGATATATTCAATGTTAAAGCTTTCATTATGTTTTTTTCTATAATTGCATGCCAATACTAAGGGCCATAAGATGAGGTTTACTATTTTTGATTTGGCTTTTTCGAATAAATTTTGAGTATCATTTTCAAGCCTATCAAACATTGTGAAACTCAATGTGGAAGTCAGATTAAATGCAAGATCAATTATTTTTAAATCTGACGATGACTCAGTGCCACTAAAGGCTGATATGTATAATTTGTCAAAATCAGGTTTACCCATCTCGTGCCAGCAAACTAATATCGATGAACCTAAATAGAGACATGGCAATCCAGAGATTGAATATCTCTGAGTATTCACTTTATGCCTCAATTTGAATGGTATGTGAAACAATTCCTCTCTAGAACTTAAAGGGATATGACTTGTTCTTACTCGATAAAATTTCTGAAATGAATTACAAATCCTGTTAAGTGGTATTGCCGTTTCAGATAAATAATCGATAATTTTAGTTTTGCTCAAGGCTTGATCAAATCTTTTGTAGGACTCATTTAGATTTCCGCTTAAATGATATTTTAATGAGTCAATAATTCCTAGCTTCAAAGCCTCAATGCTTCTCAGTCTGTTTGGCACTTCTGCCATTATTGAAAGATTTTCATCCTTAGATAATTCTTTCATTAAAGAATAAAACGTATCAACTCTTAACGTAAAGTCTTCAATTAAGTTATCAGAATGTTCAAATGGAGGATTCAAACTAGGAATGCTTTTTATTTTTTTAGCGATGTAATGAAGTTGTTCAATAGGACCCATAACAATTCCTGACATGAATTTTCCATTTCTTGAAGTGCATCATATGGATTCAACTTCATAATATGCACTATGTATTGAGTTCAAACATATGATAACAAAGGACAAGATTTAGCAACAAAATTATGAAATTTCAATTTAAGTTATTGAAATTAAATAATTTAAATACTGATTTAAAATCCCTCGGCTTATGGCTGTGCGGGTTCAAGTCCCGCCCCGGGCACCATATTTGCAGTCGATAAAACGAATAAAATAAAGCAATAAGCAGTAATGTCGTAACCGCCTAAGGGCGGTTTT